AAGGTCATATGGTCAGCGTCGTGCATTTGTCCAGAAACATAAAAATTTGTTCCAGCACAAACTAACTGAGCCCAATCTCCAAGTTTAGATGTAGATGCAACCCATATAAGTTCATCAACACCTGATTCAGCAGATACAGCTGCATCTCCAGCAGCTGACATAATCATACCGATTAAAGTATCTTCTGCAGAATTTGGAATAACCTTACATGTACCACTACCTTCATCAACTAAGATGAATTTTGCATTCCAACCAGCACCTGCATCAGCAGCTGTTGGTAGTGTAATGTCAAAAGAGGCATCTTGGTCTAATCCAAATACTTTACCAGAATCATCAGCAGATAAAGTTTTAGCTGCAGTTACTTTTTCGTATTTAGACTTAGGCCCACCAACGTTACTATTATTATTTAAGTAGTCACTTCTCATTTTACACGTCCTCTAAGTTAATCAAAGCGTGTGCTTCAGGAAGAGATACTTCAAGACCTGCTTCTGTAAGAATCATGTCTTTACGTAAATCTTCATCAGCGCCTTGAACGTTAGTCTGAATTGAAGTATCACGATTTATTCCATTACCAACCAAAGGTCTGTAAGAAACATGGTCTAGGTCAACAAAAGCCATATGACCAGAAGCATTGTTTCTGAACAAAGGTTCTTTAACAATACTACAATCACCATGAACTGTTTCAACTCTCATTACTTTATGTCCAAATGAACCCTGAGCTCTTTCAAAGTTGTACCTTCCTTCACCAGAAAAACTTTGGTCTACAAAACCACCAAGTTTATTAAAGTGAGAAACTACTGGAAGAGAAGCTAAACAAAGTTTAGCGCTAGAACCACCTCTAGCTGGGTCATACATAACTTCAAATGCAGATAGTAAACCATCATAAGTTAGTTCACTAGTAGCATATGTCGCTAGGTATGGAAGTCCTTCAGAGTAACTTCCTATAGTACCATCAGATGGTGTACCACCATTCTTAATAATATGACCTACAATTCCATCAGAATACTGAATACCACTTTGAGAACCTTTCATACCGAAAAGCATAGCTCTTTCAATATCAATTTTATGTTCACGTAGTTTTAGATTCCAAATACGTTGCCATTCATCTGCATATCCACGATACTGAGTTGCTCTAGCTGTATTAGACATTTCACAAGCAGTTTTAAAGATTTGAGTATACCCAAAATCATTATCTAACTCTTGAGAAAATACGTCTGGAGAACCAGAACCTTCAGCGTAAGATGTTCCAATAACTACACAATCACCATCATCATCAAGAGTTGTAGTACTTCCAGAAGAAGCGTCAATAGTTTTAACTACTATTGATGTTTCACCAGACCCTTGAGATACAGATTCAATTCTACCTGTAGCTTGTGTAATTGCTTCAGTATCAGTGCTTTCTGTATTTTTATTTTGTGCAAACTGAACAACCATGCCTTTAATTAACCAATTAACACTAGAATTACCACCAATGTCTACAATTAGACTTGTGTTACTTCCAGCTGCGGCTAATGTAGCGGCACCTTTTATGTTAAAACTCCTATCTGTCATAGCAATTTTGGTTCTATCTTCTAGAAACCTAAATTGACTATCAGATGTAGGAACTTTTGCAACTTTGGACAAATAAACAAAGAACGGAGACTCTTCTGGAGCTAAATCGGCAACCCTATCACTAAAATCGTATAAACGTCTAGATGGAATGGTTGAGTCAATAACTGCGCCTGGAGTCCCAAACTTCACTTGTCCACTATTATAAGTAGCCATTATCTACTCCTATTGTTATTTATAAAACACTATTCCTACTCCCAGCATTCTTTACGGAATCCCACAATTTATCCACTTCAGACCTAGTCTCAACTGGTTGTCCTTGTATAATACCCGCACTTCTAGGAGTACCTTGTGCAGCTTTTACTGCATCTAGTGAATCATTAGAAAGAGATTCTTTAACTCCAGTTTCTCCACGCCAAACATTAATTAACGTGTCTAAACTTAAATTACTTGTAGGATTTGTACTCCAATCCATAAAGGATTTTACTTCCTCATCCGACAATTTATGAGAACCTTTCAATTCATTCACCGTATTGTTCAAAACCATTTGTTCATTTACTTTTGACAATTCGCTTTGAACAGCCTGATTTACCGATTTTTGTTCCTGTTTTGTTCGGAACTTATAACTCGGAGATTCAGGTTTGTAGTAGGCGTCCCAAGGATTAAATTCATCCTCAGTTAACGATTGCTGCGATTGATTATTAGGATTAACTGGATTGTTTTGAGCCTCAGCGAACTTCTCAGCCATATATTTTAGGTCTTGACGCATTTTATCATTTTCAGATGCTTGTTTATCATGCATTGACTGAAATTTCTTTGCTTCAGTTTCCCAATTTACTTGGTAAGTTTCACTTTGTTGAGAATTATCTTGAATATCATTCTCAAAAGGATTTACATCCTCGTTAACCGATTCTTCAACCATTTGTTTGTCTTCGTTCATTTTTGTCCCTTCTGCAATGTCTATCTAAAGTATATCTTGAACCGAACCTAAGCCTTCGTCCATTTCTTTAATGGTAGACCCAAATTTTTCTACTTGAAGCTTCACTGCATTTTCAAGCTTGTTTGCTTGTATTTTATTATTTGCCTTACTGTTAGACTCTACATCAGAAAGTTTAGATTTAAATTTTTCAACCTCAACTCTCTTTCTGTCACTAACAGATTCTCTACGTGCTGTTTGCAAGTCACCCTGCAAATCTTTGTTTTGTGCCATCAGTTGTTCGACTTGACTCTTTAACTGATTTATTTCACTCATTCTATTTATTAAACCTTCCTTATCAAATAATTCTGGGTTTTTCTTTATAACTTCTACTCTATCAACTAATCCCATTTTGTAAGCATCTAAGTATACACTAAACTCTGCCCACTTACTAGTTGGTAATGTAGAACCTGGCTCGATACTAATATCGTGCTGTCCAATAAAATGACGTTCTTTGGCTATGTCTAATATTGTTTCTGAATAATCATCATAATAATTAGCCATAATTTCATTAACATTGTTATTAGCTTGGGTTAATCTAAAAATCTTTTTAAATGTGTAATGTCCTTTAGAAAGTCCATAAACAACTTGTCCTAATTTTCTAAGACTAAACTCAATATCTCTTAATTTAGATTTTGGTCTTTCAGAACCTTGAGCAAGCATTCTTTCTGTACCTCTTACAGTTTCAGGTGCTTTTTCTGAAAACCCATGCATAAGTTCTGGTATACCAAATGTAAAATCTATATAAAATTCACATGATTGTATAAGTCTATAAAATTCTCCTGACAAAGGAGTAGGAGATGGAAAATGTGGTTCTCCTTGAGATGTGTCTACTTCTATAACTGCATTTGGGTTAGCCCAATCTTGTTCTAATTGAGATACATCATCAACACTACCAATAGGTACAATTAATTTCAAACCCGCACTGGCTTGTGCATGAGATAAAGCCAACGACCATAGTTTGTTTAAAAGTCTTTGCATCGGTCTTGCCCTAGAAATGTCAGACCTAGGATATGGAGTTCCTGTATATATATTTGGCAAAGGTACGATAGGGTATAAGTCACTATTGAGGATGGATTCGTACAATACAACCTCACCTATAGAACAAACTATACCTACACGGGTTTGTAAAACTTGTTCAAATTCTGCTAATCCTCTTTCAAATATGCCAGGATTATCTTGTAAAAATTTTTGAAATTCACTTTCATCAAATATCATTTCTTCGCCACTAGAGTTATTAACAACCCTATAAAATGGTACTTTTGTTTTGTAAAAACGTTCTAATATTTGATATCTTTCACTATAAGCATATTCTAAATTTCTTGTCTCATCTGGAGTCCAAGTTTTTTGTTGATTGCTATTTTGAGACGATGGAAAGTCTTCATCTGAATAAGGAGAGATAAGTTTTATTAAAGATTCTTCTTTTCCTGTTTCTTCATTTATTTGAGGCCCAAGTTCAGGATATAAATTTAATACTTGTTCTCCTGTTAGTATTGTAGATAATATTATATTATCAGCATCATTAAACCATCTGTCTCTAGATGTAGATGGAACATAAACCCTAAATGGGTCTACACATGTAAATTTTACTTCTCCTTTTCCAAAATCAGCTTCTGTATCTATGTAAGCATATAAATAACCCATTCCTGTAGTAGAATGGTCATGTATAGCTTGTTTTAAATGAGTGTTACCATCTGATATTTCCCAAATGTAACTCATAACAGTACGCCATAGTTTTGCAACTTTTGTATCAGAATCTTCTCTAGGTATTACAGTAAAAGCAGGAGCTCTAGAAGTTAACATTGCTTTCATTTTTTCTACAGCAGGCCCAACTCTGTCCATAGGAACAGACGCTTGGTTGCGTAATTCTAACTCATCAACTTCGTTTTCTGTAAAGTGATTACCGTAAAAAAAGTCTATATCTGTACGAGCTTCTGTGTCCCAATCTGAACGGGCATTACGATACCTATCAAATAGTTCTTCTGTTAACTTAGCTCTAGGGTCTTTTGGTATTTGCATTACTGAGGGGGAATATATCTATAAAAATCATAGCGTGTCAAGATATAAAGCAACTTTTTATCCATTTCTAGCTCCAGTAAACCAATTATACTTTTTTAACTTTGTTTTACTTTTTTTATTGCTAAAATCATCTTTTGATGTTTTACCACTAAGTGGAGGCTTAGCAAAATAATCAGCATAATATAATCCATCCATAATATCATCATTTTTAGGAAATGGGTGTTCAAACAACTCATCTACTAATTCAGTCATTTCTCTACGTATATATAATTTTTTACTATTAACAATCGGCCCAAGACTAGTCTCAAGTCTATCTTGTTTTTTTATACCACCTGGCGGTTTAACGCCTTTAAATATGCCAGGCATAAGTCTTCTATCAGAAGTAGCCATACGTGTTACCATATCCCTAACCATTTCTTGAGCAGCAACTGTTTCAATAGTAACTCTTTTTACAGGTTGGTATTTCTTACAAAGTTTAATTATTTTTTCAGGTAAATCAAAAGTAGGTATTCTTTCTCTAAAATATTCTAATAGATACCGATTTTTTTGTTTATCCATAGCTATTACTACAATAACTTGATAATCTGATGTCGCAGTAGCTGTAGCAGCTATATCAACACCCATATAAATATTTACTGGAATCATATCTTCACCATCATCTAAATATGCAAATTTATCTTTAGATATAAAAGTATGGTTGTGATATTGTATTCTATCAATTTTAAATGATGCTCCAGAAATATCTCTAGCATCATTCATATACTCTTGTGCAAATTTATTTACAAGACCAGCTTCTATAAACTCTCTTTTTTTAGATTCTAGTTTTTTTATTGGAAACTGTTGAGGCCATAATGGTTTATCATCTTCAATAGCTTTGTAAAATGTCATATCCCAAGGATAATCACGGCCATCTCTTTTTGCTTGGTTAAATCCCTCTACTACCATTTGTAAAAAACTATCATAATGAACAATAGTTCCTGCCATCCATATCCACCCCTCATTGCCAGGCGATTCTTCTAAAGCAGGAAATACAGTAGATACAATCCATTTTTTAATTTCAGCTCTACGTTCAGGTGTTTTAGTATTTAACTCTGATTCAAAGTCATCTAATATGATTCCTGTATAACGTACATCAATTTCAGTTCTACCACGTAATCTTTGAGATGTGCCTTTTGCTATAAGTCTATCTCCTTTAGCTGATACGATATCTTTTTCAGTCCATCTATTACCAACACTATCTCCCGCCATGTTGCCAAAATAATATTTTAATTTATCATTCATTTCTAAATGAGTTTTAATATACTTTAAATGGTCTACTGACTGACCTTGTTCTTCAGCAACCCAAGCTATAAACAATCTAGAGTCTTTAGGGGTAAAACACATTTTGTGTAATATTGCTGATTTAGATAATATAGACTTACCAAAACCTCTTGGTAGTATATTACATATTCTAGCGCCAGGTTTAGTAGATATTAGTTTTTGAGAAACTTCGTAATGAAAATCAGGAGAAGCACTTTTATGTAAAAAATCTTTAGGTAAGAAAGCTCTTCCAAAATATATTAAATCATTTAATGAACGTTTTAATACTTCGTCATTAAATTTAGATTCGGATGGTGGCGGTACTATGTTAAATGTTTCAGGCTTCTCCAAAGACATCTATATTATCCTCATTTCCTAACATAATTAATACATCGTCATCTAGGTAAATAGAGTAACAATGTTTACAACTGTATCCTAATGGTATGTACATATCATTAAATACAATATATTTTTCATCTTTGTTTAATCTTTTTAAACAAACCTTGCATTTTCTACTACGACTTCTTACGACAGGCATGTTTCTTAAAGGGATGTCACTACGAGATATCTTTTTCGGCATGACCTATAACGTTAACCTTAGATGGTTCTAGTTCTTTTAACTGTTCTGATGTAAATCCTTGAAATACAGTTAAAGACTCAGTTTTCTTGTCATTTGGAAACATACCTGATATCTTCATTAACATTTCAATAGCTCTCAGTTTATCTGAATCTCTACCATCAATGTTATCTATAATGTTTTTTGCTTGGAAAAGCAGGTACTCTTCATCTATACCAACATTACCTAGCATTTGTTTTACTTCTTCACTAACCATTTTTTGTATTCTTTCAGTTTTTAAAAGAGCATTTGATGCTGTTTGAGCGTATTTAGAATTGTTTGTAGGAAAAACACGTAAGTAAGCTTGTTCTGGTGGCATTCCATTAGCACAGTATTTTGCGAAAACAACTTCTCTTCTGGTTGGACTTTCAATTTTTTCCTTACTATGTCTTGGTTTTGTTGATTTAGTAAATCTATATATATCATC